CGTCCGCACCGGCAGCCACATCATCTCGTAATCCGGCGCGCTGTCGTCTTCGCGGTCATCCGTCGTGTGGCACAGCCGCAGCTCGCCGGCGTCGAGGTCAAACTCAGCGCTCAGCGATGCGTGAAAGTCGCGCGTGTCGGTCAGCGTGGTTTCGCTCAACGGGCGCGGGTCGCAGGCGCGGACCAGCAGCGCGGGTGGGAGATGGTGGAGATGGGCGCTCATTGGCTGATCTCCCTCGCAAAATCCATCGCGATGGCGCGGCAATGCACCGGCTGAAACTCGCCGACATAATACCAGCCCTGGGCGATGAACTGCTGCAACCGGTCAACCGGCTCGCGCGTCGTCATCACCACGTCATCCACGACGTGTTGCAACTGGTCTTCGGCACCGCAGCCCAACGCCAGCACATCCTCGGGCACGTATTCGCGCACCGCACCAGCGCCAGACACCCACACACGGCGAACATCGGGCTTGCCAAAGTATTCGCTGATTGGGATGAACCGCAGGCCAAGGAAATCGTTGGTCATGCCCTTGCGGAAAACTTGATTGGCTGAACGCGCCCCAGAGAAAATCGCCCGGAAATCGTTGTCCGAAAACAAGTGGCGCGCGCTGACGGGATCGAGATAGCAGTTGTAGAGACCATCGATTTCAGAAACGCCGTTGGAACGCAGAAAAAACACTGCATTCAGCAGATTGGCTATCGTCAGCGCACCATCGTGCGTCTCGACGGCTGATGCTTTGTCCAGCGCATTGCGGGCCAGTTCGTCTAGGCTGCGGGCGGCCTGCTCGCCGTTGATGGCGGCGTTGAGCAGGAATTGGCTGGCGATGCCGACGCGGCTGGTGACCAAGTTGAGGTTGGTGGTGCAAGCGTAATGCGTCATGCACACCGGCACGCCGTCCACGTCCTGCGTTTCGCCCAGCTTGCCAGCAACGCGCACGCGCTCGGCAACCATGCGAAAATTGGGACGGCTTTGCAGCGCGGCTTCAAACTCGCGCTCCAAAAAACCGTGACTGATGATGGGTTGCAGCGCGGGAGGAAAGTTGCGGAGGGCGCTCATCACACCACCCCCGCCAGAATGACGCCGTTCGGCTCGCTCTTGGCGACGAATTTGGCCGACCCGCCGTCAGCGGCGGAAATCAGCACCATGTCGCCAACGGCGAGAAGGTCTGCGGCGTGATTGAAAAAACCGGGCGCGCTGGCCTCGGTCAGCGACATGCCGGGCGCCTTGTAATGCCAGAGCGTGAAACCCTGCGCATATGCGAGCACGGACAGGTTGCGAACGGTGAACGTGGCTGGCGAAAAAACCTCGCGAGCGACGTGGTGGGCGGCGGCGGTTGACATCGGGGTTGCTCCATCGTCGGGGTGATGACGAAGGCAACTTTAGTGCGACGAAAGAGCGCCGTCCAGATAAAAGTTTAGTCTGAGGAAATTTTCTCAGCGGGCATGTCGGCCAGCATGCGCCCAATCCGCAGCCATTCGCCCAATCTGTCGGCAGGCATCCGCTCAATAACCTCGCGCGTCATGAGATATGGCCTCAACGCGTCTGCATCCGCCGGGTCAGTCAGCAACAGCTCTTCAGGCACGCCTATCAGGGCGGCAATCGCCGAGAATGTAGCCGTGGTCATCGGAATGGTGCCTCGAAGATATTTCGATAACAAACCTTCCGATACGTTCAGATCGCCCGCAAGGCGCGATTGAGTAATTTTTTTGTGTTTCATCCACGCCTTGACATGGCGAACCATGCGCAGGTTGCGAGAGATTTCATCGGGAGAAAGTGTCTTATCTGCCATGGCGCAAAGTGGCATCATCCCGATTTCGTTTTGAGTCAGTGGCACTAAAGAATTTGGTTGAAGGTTTGGTTTCGTCACACTAAAGTGCGACGTATGAGCCTCAAGCAAACCATCCGCACCCTTGGCATCAAACAGCGCGATTTGGCGCGTGTGGTCGATGTCACCGAGGGAACCGTCAGCCAGTGGTGCAGCGAAATGCGCCGCGTGCCTCCACACCATGCGCGCAAGCTGCATGACGCGTTGGGCATCCCGCTGCACGTGATGAACCCCGAGGTTTGGCCCGCCGAGCAATCCGCATGACCCATCTCGATGAAATCCTGTGCCTGCACGGCCCGCGTTGCGTCTGCAACTCGGTCGAGGCGCGCATCATGACAACGATTGCCGCCGGTCGCCCGGTGGCCAAACCCGCCCGCGAGGGCATCCGGCGTTTCTCCCTCAAACTGGCCGCAGCGCTTCACCGCGTTGCGGCCTTTTTTGGAGGCGCGCGATGAACGCCCTCGCCGACCTGCTGCCCAGCGCGCTGCACCTCATCCTCGCCGCGTTTGGCTTGGCCGTTTTGTGGCTGCTGATCCTCGTCGTGGTGCTCGTCGATGAGTTCCGCCAGTAGCGCCTCCACCACCGCAGAAAACGGGCGCGGCCCCCGCCGTAGCCCGCGTTTCCTGCTGACGTATGCCCACGCCCCCGCGTGGTTTGATGCTGTTCTGTCCCGGTGTCCGTCTGTCGCCGCCCTCACCTCCGTTGATCCCCTGTTGCGCTCTGCTGATCAGCAACGTGCAGCAGGGGATCAACGAGATGTCGTTTTTTACGCCCGAGATTTCGGAGGCGCGCCACATGGGTAGCGCCGCCAACCCCGCAGCCGACATGCGCGACATGATCGGCCACGCCGTCAACGCCCGGCGGCAGATGGGTCAATCCGAGGCAGTGCATCAGGTCGCTCGCGAGCTGCGGATCAAACCGCGCCGCGTGCTGGCGATCCTGCGCGGTGAGATTGGCCGCGTGTGGGCCGACGAATTTGCCGCCGCCCAGCATTGGTATGCCCGCGAGTGCGAGCGCCAGGCCGAGCAAAACCGCCAACAGGCCGAGCTTCTTGCAGCTCGCGCCGCCGCTCTACGGGAGTTTCTATGCGTATCGTCCGGCTGAAAACCGCGTGGCTTCTGCGCGCCATTGCGTCCGGTTGTCTGGTGGGTGGGGAGCAAATCTCCGCGTTGGCGCAATGGGTGGAGGGTGGGGCGTGATGCACGTGCTCGACCTGTTCAGCGGCATCGGTGGCTTTTCCCTTGGCCTGGAGCGCGCCGGAATGCGCACCGTGGCGTTCTGTGAGATCGATCCATTCGCCCGCGCTGTCCTCGCGAAACACTGGCCGCAGGTGCCCTGCTATGACGACGTGCAAACGCTCACGCGCGACCGGCTTTGTGCAGATGGAGTTGTTCGGCCCGATGTCATCTGCGGCGGATTCCCCTGCCAGGACATTAGCGGGGCCGGGAAAGGCGCGGGGCTCGCCGGCGAGCGATCCGGTCTCTGGTCCGAGTTTGCGCGCCTCATCGGCGAAATCCGCCCGCGCTACGCCATCATCGAAAACGTCGCCCTCCTTCGCTCTCGCGGATTGGATCAGGTGCTCGGGACGCTCGATGCGCTCGGGTATGATGCGGAATGGCACTGTATACCGGCTTCCGCCATCGGCGCCCCTCATTACCGGGACCGGGTGTGGATCGTGGCCTACGCCAACGACACGGGATGCCGAGACGCCAGCGAAGTGCATGCGTGGCGCGGGCAGCATGGCGAAGGGCAACGAGTGGATGCCGCCGCTGGCGGTTGCGGTGTTGCCGATGTGGGGCACGCCGACCGGCCAGGATGCGATTGGCTCGGAGTGGAGCAGCGACGGCAAGGGCGGGAAGCTGTTCAAACTGAACGGGCAAGTGAAGCTCTGGCCCACCCCGGCAGCGCGGGATTACCGGGCTCCGAACAATCCGAATGGCGCGAGCCGCTTATCACGGCCGCCGACATCCGGCGATCAGCTGCCCAACGCGGTTGGGGGCGTTCTGAGCCCGGATTGGGTCGAGCGGTTGATGGGCTACCCGCCCGGCTGGACCGAACTCGACCAGTGGAAGCCTGGGAAGGCAACGCGCCGCGCACGGTAGGACGAGGCTCGCCCAACCGCAGGCCGCGCCTGAAAGCGCTTGGCAATAGCGTGGTGCCGCAGATCGTGGAGTTGATTGGTCACGCCATCATGCGGGCGGAACGGGAGCCGTGCGCATGAGCATCCGCATCAAGACCCGCACCGGCCCAGGTATCTCGCGCTCGCCGTTCTCCCAGCGCCTGACCGTGCGCGTGTCCG